TGAGACGCTACATAAGTGCAGAATTCCTTTGTGAACAGGATACACTCTGATTTTCCGAGCTTTACTCCCTGGGCGGCAGCTTTTTCTACCGTGTCATATTCAAAATCAAAGAAAACGATAACATCTTTTCCAAGACCTGCTTTCTTGATATTTTCCATACACACCGCAGCTTCTTCTCTTGCTCCGGCCACGGATGTTGCATAGCAAAAATGATAAACGCCCTTAATCGGGATGCCGTTTTTCTTGCATCCGTTCACATATTCCAGAAACTTCTGGTCCATGGTCTTTCTGTACCCTTCCCTGAGGATAACGAAATCAACATTTTTCGCCACCTTTGAGAAATCAACATTTCCCTGCCAGTATGAAATATCAATACCTTTTTTCATGTATTTGCACCTCACCATTCTGTAGTGTTATTATCGTTATCATCGAAGCAGGAACAGGTTCCTGTATGGGCTTCGACTTTATACTCCCCCGCAGATCTTTCTACTTTTATCGGACCTTCGTACTCATACAGAACCTCTTCATCCAAATAAATAATGATTTTCCCAAACTGTTCTTTCGGTATATTGATCACAAGCGGTTTAGGAGACGTTTCTATTTCAGGTTCCTCTTTTGTTTCTGCCGTATGATCTGCCGGCAATGCAATAATCGCAACTGCCGTTGTGCAGGTCAAAATAAGAGCAGCGGCCAGAATCGAAAGAAGAGCCTTTTTGATTTTTTTCATCGTAACACCTTCCAAAAAGGCCCCGGACAATGCCGGGGCTCATTTTAATTATTCTGATTTTCCTGAGAACCATTTACCTTTCCGTCGTCCAGAAGATCTTTTACTCCAATAAACCACTTCTGAATGACTTTCTTCAGTGCATTTTCAGGAATAAGTACCTGTAACCACTTAGGCAAAAGACCTCGTGCCTGCTGGATAACCCACTCAAATTTCTGCTTACCAGCACCGGATTCATTATACATGTGCTCAGCTTTCAGGATCAGCTGATATACATCTGCGCGGATTCCGTCTAATCCTTTAGCCTTCATGTACTGAATCGCAATCACAATGGTTACAATGATGAGAACCAGGATAACCAAAATCAGGATCGGTAAGGGTACCTGTTTCAAAAAGTTTAATAATTCCATAAAAATTCCTCCTTAATCTTTCAGTTAAATTGCTCTGCTTGCATACAGTTCTGCAATCGCATCCGTGTCATCCATCTGTATAACACGGAGTTTTACCATATCCGGTTGAACTTCTGTGTGCATCTGTCCATTTCCTCCTGCCTCCTCGTAATCCCCGAATATGTTCCAAAACGAATCCGACTCCATTTTTGTCCATGCTTGAAGTGGATTCTTTTTCTTATCCGTGAAATACTTATGAGACTGAAGAAGTTTCGCATAAGCCTTATTGAGTTCTCGCTTTCTATTTGATTCCTCAATTCGCTCAAGCCGTTCCACGCACTCTTTTTGATTATCGCTAAGAGATTGTATTTTTTCCAAAAACTCTGCTTGAATATCTATGCTCTGCTGTCTCCATTCCGGATAACGGTCAATCTGTTCCAATGCTTTTTGCAGCATTTCTTCTTTTTCCTCGTACAGCTCATATGCGCTTTTAATCTTTCTATATACTTTGCGAATTACCGTTTTGTATATAAAAAGAGTGGCTCCTCCAATGAGAAACCACTTGTATACACTCAATCCGAATATTGTATATGAGCCAAATAATTCTAAAAAAGCATCCATCATTTATCTCTCCCATATTTGATGTGTTACTGGGTGCGGTCTGTCTCTCGGATTGTTCATAGCAATCCCTCCATTAAAAAAAGAGCCTATTCAGCTCTTTAAAAGTCTCCTTGTTTCATTTCTTCATATTGACTCAATGCCTCTTTTGCGAGGTTTTCATCCTCAATATCCTGCGGTGTTTCTTCTTGGAAAAATCCATACAGGCTTCTGATATGAACGAGTTCGTTCGCCTGCTTCTTCACAATCTGTGTCAGACGGTATATAACTTCTTCCTGCTTTTCCGCAAGGTCCATATATGTGTTTAAAATTTCAAGGAGATCGGTATCGTGTTCTTGCATTACTGCATCCTCCAAATATAATGTGGTTTCTCTTCCCCGAAAATCCAATATCTCAGATAATCATCAAGGATAATCGCCGGAGCAGATAGTACATACCACAGCAAAGTGAATGGTAAGCAGATCTGGCCGAGGATGTTAAACGGCATATTGCTGTAGTCCCATATTCCAAGACCGAGCCACACATTCAGAATAAGACCGCTTGTAAATTCTACGGCCGTTATAATTATGCTGCATATGAGCATCTGTTTCCATATTACAGTATCCCACTTAAACACTTCATTGAGCAGACCACAGAGAACGAAGCATACGCCTCCAACGCCAATCATCGCCCAATGGCTATATCCTCTCCAAAGTGTTTCAATGTAGAAATAAATAATGCCGCCTACGATGAACAGGAAGAAATACTTTAATAACGACTTCATACTATGCTCCAATCTGGCTCAAATAGTCGGAAAGGACTTCCGACTGATACTCCTCCGGAATATCTGCACCATAAAAAAGTGCCGCCATTTCAGAAGCCTTGGTCAAATTATCAAGCCAAACGAACATACTATTGCAGTATGTGGTGTTGTAGGTAACAAACGCCATGGCAGTAGCAATGATTTTCTGCATATCTGCCGCCGGGTAGTAAACACAAGGTTTTGTACCTGTTTCATCCGCATCTCTATGGTATGCGCATTTCTCAGCACCAGCAGAAAGCTCTGCCTGTTTTCCGAAAAGGTTCGTCTGATCGGTACTCGTAAGAGAGAAATGCTCCACTCCTGTGCTCAGCTCTACATCGACACCTTCATAAATAGTGTGTTCACAGGCAGCTGAAATAGCACTTCTAACAACAGAGCGATAATTCTCTTTTGCAAGGAAATCTGCGTTTGCTCCTTCTTCAAGATCTTTCAGATTTTCAAACCAAAAATCTACATCGGCCTCAATCTCAGATTCCGGAGCAATCTCTGCAGAAGAGATCTTACAATAAACCTCATCAGCCTCATATCCTCCCGGTCCTTCCTCGGTTTCCGGTAACTCAACCTCATTTGAGCGAATCCAGATGTCCGCCGATTCGTCCGGCAGAATAACATAGGTAATTCTT